CCTGCCGATTGTTCAACTTCATCTGCAAAACCCTTCTCTTCTGTAGACATACCTCCTATATCCACAACATTTTCATAATCGATATTAAAATCTTTAACTTCCTCAGCTTCAGTGATAACAATCGTGTTGCTTGGAAAAACAACAGATTCTTCTATGAGGCGTATCGTCATCTCATATGACCGTATCAACGCTTGTCTCTTCTTGACATCCATAGATACCGAAAAATTATGATGGTGTTGCGGAATTCTTTTCCTCAAATTTCTGCGTGATAGAAAGGGAAAAGGGTCTTTCATATCATCCGCATCTGATGTAATTTTACCTAGCTCATCAGTTAGCTCTCTTAAAAATTGTCTTTTGCTAAGCCATTGATCAAAACTTACTAGACGACTTAATCCAGTAGTCGAGGTATCTTTCTCTTTATCGAGGAAATGATAAAAATCTCGAGTGATATCATCAGATAACACACCATCTTCCTTCCAATATGGCCTTTGATCTGGACTGTATCCCTCTGACTTCACATCATCCACTAAAGATGACAATACTTCATCAAAGGTTGGCAAAACAATTTCTTTTGCATCGAAATGTTCTGCTATTTTCTCAATAAAATAATCGCGTATCTGATTATAATCGTCTTCTGATCCGTGGAAAAATAATTCCCGCAAACAAGAACCAATCACTGCTTCCTCATGTTGTAGAGGTGTAACATGATCAGTACGCATTCTCCATTGAAGAGTTTTGCATATAGAAGCCATATCTAGTTTCCCAACTATCTTTCCAAGATGGTCGTTGTAACAAAAATTCCTTTTAAGGAATGACATTTCATCTGGCGTTATATATGCTTGTGTAACAGCATCCTTCGCTGCAGTAGTGAAATCCATATTAAAACAACTCTTACATCCTTGAGCGTATGTAATCATGTTATAATTGGGGGCGTCACGAACAGCAGCTATGACATCATCTCCATAAGTTACAGGACAAACCTTGTCGAAAAATTCTTCAACAGGATATCCTAAACTTGCCCAAATATATGTCATTAACACTAAGTTACGAATACAATTATCCTCAGCTGTTCCATACTTTCCTGACGGTTGAAGTCCTGGAACAGTTATTAAATCTCCCATAAAATCTAGATTCACATGTAGCGAATCAGATAAAATACAAGCGGCAATATGCAATTGCTTCTCATTGTACCCAAGAGCATTCAACAAATTCAATTGTATTTGGTTCGCAGCCATACCTACATCAAAAGGCATCGAAGTGTCATACCCTGAGTAATCTCCTTCTATGATGTCGTTTGAAAAAGACGAAAGTCTTTCATAAATGGTATCCATCGAACGATGTGCATCTATCCCGATAGCACAGTAAAAAGCATCAGATTTCTCTATCATCATGGTGTATAGAGGGCCCAGATATTGCTTTTGCAGCAATAAATAATCCAATTGCGAGGAATAAAACAAACGCGTCTTTCCTACTCGAACTTTCTCGATTGGTCTGGGTTCATCTTTCAAACATGCTATATATACTGGCGCACAGGACAAACCTTGCTCATAAAGCTTCATTATACGAATAATGCTTGTGAGTATTTCTCTTTTCGGAACATCATGAACAGTATTGGCATCTATAAAACGCTCAAAATATTTCATTTTCTTTCCCGAATATCCAAACCCAGCAGCTTTACTCATATCAACTCGTCGCAAGAAATCATCTTCAATATGCCCATTTATCGTGGCATCCAAAGTCAGCGGCGCGATTGGGGATGTACGACTTTCTTGCAAATTCGTTAGAATTCGACAAGAAATAACATCTACAATCTTTGCCAGAAGTGGTCTATACATAGTAATCTCATTAACAAAAGCCAACTTGTTGAAACCTAAATTCCAAGGAGATATGTATTCACCATTTGAATCTTTCCTCATTTGTAGCAAAGGTTGAACATATATGTTAACATGTTCATAATTGTATATTTGCGACAATATCTGAGGGGCTTCATCAAAAATGATAGACCTCCGCAATTTGCTTTTTTGGTTGACTGTGACATTGTGAACCTTACCATGGTATGTGACACGACCATGATCTTCAAAACGCAGTACAGATTTATAGTGAGGTTCTTGAGTTTCAATCTCAATATTCTCACTGATCACTATAGTGGGATTACGTTTCTCCAAAGCTTCCAAGGCTGGACGCAAAGTAGACAAACAAATCGGGACGGCAAAACTAGTTGGTAATTCAACCATACCACCACTATGTATTCCAGCAATAATGAAAGAATCTCCATATTCCATCACCAAAGGATAACCACAGGAACCAGTCTTGTGTTCATCCCATCTGTACTTCAACATGTCACGATACCGCATCTTCGTATTCAAAGTGCTATTGATAACTGTAGTATCTTCAGTAACAACTAAAGAATCTGTGTGATCAATACTGCCCTGACCACGAATAGATCCTGATAGTTCTCTAAAATACCTAGTGATATCCTTGAAACACACATTCGGTGTTGGAATCAACCATATATCCTCTCTAATAAGGTACGATTGACTCTTCAGAACTTCACACACGATACGACATGTGGAACCTTCTTCAGACTTGTCCAAACCGTGATTCCGAATCGAAACTGAGATAGTATCGCCGGCATCAAATGACGAATGTCCATGTATCAGCGCAAAAGAACTCTTCACACCCAATATATGGGTCCTGAACGTTCTGCTGCTCTCTCCCTGCCAAACA